TAAAAGGTAAATTTAAAACTCATAAAAATACAATTTGTTATGTTGAAGATCAAGTTTTTAAAATCGGTAATATGTATTATAAAGATTTACCAGTTGAGGTGAAAGACTACTTGATTCACTATAAAATTAGATTTACAATTTATGATAAAACGATGACAGATGAGCAAGCGGGTGAAATTTTCCGACGGACGAATATTAGTACCGATGTTAATTGGCAAGAAATGCTTAATTCATATGAAGATAATTTGGTAGCAAAATTTATTCGTGAAATTTCAAGGCCCATTCGAGGACAGAATAATAAGTATCATCCTTTGTTTGAATATCGTGATTTGTCTTCCGAAAAAAGAAAACAATATTGGTTTAACTCACCTTCAACTAGATTGCGAGATGATGAATTTGTTACACGGTTACTTACTGTATTGACAAAAACACCAAAAGATAAAAATTGGATGACATGTTCAAACAAAGAGACAGAAGCTTGTTTTATTGAACTGGGTGATAAAGAGAATGGTAATTGGGTGAACAATCCAAATGAAGCAAAAAGAAACCAAAATATGGTAATTGAAGGTTTAGATTTTATGTTAAATTATGTTAAAGCAAAAAAATCCAAATCTAGACAACTTTTTAGCACACAAGAATTTACTGTTGTTTCTCGTTTTTATACATATTTAATTAGAACTTTTGGCCGAAATGGTTTTAAAGTTGAAGATTGGAATAATTTATATATTAAAATCAGAAATTCTATGGATCATTTTGTTGGAAAAAATGAAAAAAATTTACGAACTGATACACATAAAGATAATAAAGGTCTTCGTCTTGTTTGTGAATGTTTTCGTCAATATTTAACTGTACATGACGATCAAACAAGGTGTGAACAGTCTATAAAATGGTTGCTTGAAGAAATGAATATCAATAATTGTGGTATCATATTTCTAGACTCAAATCGTGTTTTTTCTTCTCAAATTGTAGAGCAGATTTTGCGTAAACAAAATTATAAATGTTGGATTACAGGTAAAAACTTGAGTATCAAAGATGCCGTTGGCGGTCATATTGTAGCTCATTCAGACGGCGGTAAAACAACTGTTGAAAATTGTATGGTTTGTCATAAAAATGAAAATAAAAAAATGGGTTCAACGGATGCAAATCTTTACCGTTTTATGCGTCGGAAAGAACTGGCAAAAGAAATATCAATTGCCTAATAACGCTTGACAATTAACTCAGTTTATTATATACTGACATCTCTTTGAGAGAACAGTCGCCTCTCAAAACTTTGTAATAAATGCGACTAATTTTGGAGAACTTTGTAATGACGACTAAAGAAAAAGTCTTTAACTATCTGTCTAAGGACAGCGACCGCAACACCCTAACTGCTGCTCGTATGCAGAGCCTTTTTGGTGTTTCTAACCCTTCTGCAACTATCAATGACCTCCGCAATGAAGGTCATGCCATTTATTTGAACACCCGTGTCGTTAACGGCGAGCGTGTTTCTTTCTATCGCCTTGGTACTCCTACCAAGCGTATGGTTGCTGCTGGCATCCAAGCCATTCGTTCGCAAGGTGAGCGTGCTTTTGCCTAATCGTTAAATACCTTTTGGCTTAGGAGAGATATATATTTGTATCTCTCCTTTTTTTTATCTTATGGGTGCATTATGGAAATACAAGTCAAACTTGATGAATTGAGAAAAAATAAATTGTTTATCGCCACACCCATGTATGGTGGTATGGCACATGGTCTTTATGTTAAATCTTGTCTTGACTTACAATCTATGATGACCAAATACACAATCGAAACCAAGTTTTCGTTTTTGTTTAATGAATCACTAATTACTCGTGCTCGTAATTATCTTGTCGATGAATTTTTGCGTACTGATTACACACATATGCTTTTTATTGATTCTGACATTCACTTTAATGCAAAAGATGTTCTTGCTCTTATGGCACTTGATAAAGATGTAATTGGTGGTCCTTATCCAAAGAAAGCAATTAACTGGCGAAATGTTGTTGACGTTGCTCGTAAACATCCTGACCTAGAGCCAAAAGAACTTGAAAAGTTAGTTGGTGAATATGTCTTTAATGTTGTAAAAGGCACCAAACAATTTTCTGTAACAGAGCCTCTTCAAGTTATGGAAATTGGAACTGGATACATGATGATCAAACGTCATGTGTTTGATAAAATGCAAAGTTCTTATCCAATGATTCACTATAAGCCTGACCATGTTGGTCAATCCAACTTTGATGGTAGTCGGTATATTCATGCATACTTTGATACTGTAATTGACTCCAAAGGTAGTATCACAGATGGTGGAACAGATCGTTATCTAAGTGAAGATTATATGTTTTGCCAAATGTGGCGTAAAATTGGCGGCGAAATCTACTTATGTCCTTGGATGAAAACACAACACGTTGGTAGTTATGCATTTACTGGCGATATGCCGGCTGTTGCTAACTTTGCAGGTAAACTATGAGACAAATTGATTACAAATATAGCGAAGACCGCCTGTTAGAAGAATTGCGCGATTACATAGACGCAACTTATGGCGAGCATTATTCACAGAATAAATTTCAGGCAACTGAATTTATTATGGACTCTGGCCATGGTGAGGGTTTCTGTGTTGGCAATATTTTAAAATATGCTCAACGATATGGTAAAAAAGATGGTTATAACCGCAAAGACCTTCTGAAGGTGTTACACTATGGAATTATGGCACTACATAATCACGATATGACTAAAGGAACTAAATAATGAAACTCTCAAGTGAAACTTTAAACGTGCTGAAAAATTTCGGCAGTATTAATCCAGGAATCTTTCTCAAAAAGGGTAAGACTCTTAAAACTGTATCTACTCACAAGAATATTTTAGCGCAAGCTACTATTCCTGATGAAATTCCAGCTGACTTTGGCATCTATGATTTGAACGAATTTCTTTCGGTCATTTCTCTTCACAAAGACGATTTGAGTCTTGAATTCGATTCAAAGAATGTTGTTATCTCCGGCCTTAAAGGTCGCAGTAAAATTAAGTATCGTTCTTGTGACTCTATTATGATTGTTGCTGTACCTGAAAAGACTTTGACACTTCCTTCAACTGATATTGAGTTTGAACTTACAGCTGAAGACTTCCGTTGGATTCTTGATGCTGCTAATGTTCTTGGCAGTCCTCAAATTTCTGTTGAATCCGATGGCACCAAAGTAACTCTTAATACTTTAGATGTTGCAAATGATTCTGCACATACTGAATCGCTCAATCTTTCTACTACTGGCAATGGCGACAAGTATAAGATGGTGTTTAAAACTGAAAACATTTCTAAAATTCTAAGTGATGCTTATGAAGTTAAGATTTCTTCAAAAGGCATTTCGCATTTTAAGAGTAAAAAAAATAACATTGAATATTGGATTACAACTGAAGTTGGTTCCACCTTTCAGAAAGGCTAACTATGATTTTGTTTATTGATGCTGAAACTAAAACTAACATATATGTTAACCCTAATACTATAAAAAGTCTTCGGGAAACTAAACTGGGAAACTTGTATGTGACTAAAATCAATTTTATTGATGATACATATATGCTTGTAACAGATGAACCAGAAATTTGCGCTGAGAAGTTAAGTAAGAAAACTTCTAAATAATATTATGTTTAAAGTGGAGAATTTTTATTATGAAACATGTTCTGTGGGTAGAATCACACAGACCCAAAACTATTGGCGATTGTATTCTCCCGGAACGTCTAAAGAAGCCATTTCAAGAGTATGTCAATCAAGAAAACATTCCAAATCTGCTTCTAGCTGGTGGCCCAGGTGTCGGCAAGACAACTGTGGCGAAAGCTATGTGCAACGAAATTGGATGCGACTATCTCGTAATCAATGGCTCTGATGAGTCCGGTATTGACACCTTTCGTGTCAAAATTAAAAACTATGCTTCTTCTATGTCATTGTCTGGTGGCCGAAAAGTCATCATCATTGACGAAGCTGATTATCTAAACCCTAATTCTACACAACCTGCTTTACGAAATGCAATCGAAGAATTTGCATCTAATTGCTCGTTCATTTTTACTTGCAATTATAAGAATCGCATTATTGACCCTCTTCATTCTCGGTGTGCAGTTATTGATTTTTCATTAAAAGGCACTGAGAAAGCACAGATGGCCAAAGACTTCTTTGGTCGTATCAAGCAAATTCTGCAAAGTGAATCGGTCTCGTTTGATGACAAGGTTGTTGCTGAACTGGTCAAGAAACACTTTCCAGATTTTCGGCGTGTCATCAATGAACTTCAACGTTATTCACAGTTTGGTAAAATTGACTCTGGCATTCTAGCACAGATTGCTAATGTTTCAATTACCGAAATTGTAAAACATATGAAAGAAAAAGACTTTGGTGCTATTCGTAAGTGGGTGGCATCTGGAGACTTTGATGCAAATGTGGTCTTTCGGCAAATTTATGATGCCTTGTATGATGTATTAAAACCTCAATCTATTCCACAAGCTGTATTAATTATTGCTGACTATCAATACAAGCAAGCGTTTGTTGCTGACGGTGAAATCAATCTTGTGGCTTGTCTTGTTGAATTGATGAGTAACTGTGAGTTTGCATAATGACTACTGATATTGACCGTATTTTAGATTCGTTTCGATCAAATGAACGTAGAAAGAAAAACCGGTTGTATGATCGAAAGTATGAAAATAAAATACATTTTGATAGAAAAGAAGATACTGAACCGCATAAAATGGGAGTAGACATGGATCCGGACTTTAACGGCCAAACTCACACCGAATTCTTTTTAAGTGCATCTTCTTTAAATGATCACTACATTTCAAAGATTTTATCCAAAAGAATTGAGTGTGGCTATAATACACTTACCGTAAAAGAAAATCTTTTGTGTGATACAAAAAGTTGGGCTGCTTATACTCATAAACTAATGGAAAATCCAGATATTCAAGTGATTGAATATAGTAACAAAGCTGGCATGATTGTAAATCACGCTACGATTGATTTTTTGGATTACACCATTGATTCAAGTCTTGTTGAAGTTAAGCTTTTTGGTTCAAAAGAATATATTGAAAATACTTATGATGAATTAAAGAGAGAATTTTCAGTTGCTAATTGTTACATTGAATGGGTTTATGGTGGCTCTGGCGAATCTATAACCATTCCTTTATTGCCTGAAAAAATGCCAATTTCTGAAATGTATCCGTTTCTTGGTGATGAATCAATCGAAGAATATTATGAAAGATTTTTAAACTCTTCAGCGTCAATTA